GGGTTACGGAGCTCAGCACTACCAACTTGCAATTGTTTAAATGCAGAAGGAAGGCCAGTACCTTGTTTTATATCATAGTTTAAAGCGCCTAATACATCACCGGCCATTCGTTGTTTTTTTTGATTAGTTCGTTGGGGAGAAACAAATTTTTCAGCGTTGGTTTTTAAGGGTTCATCAAAAGGTAATGAGTCTTGACGTACACCAAGGGTATAACCAAGGTCTGCTTGAGGTCTATTTGCAGGCCTCTCATCTGGTCGTCTTGTCCTATCCTCAGCATGGTCAACAAGTTTTTTTCTTACTGTCCGTTGTCCATGGATACTCATTGTTTTTTTCTCTTACTTGATAATTCTACGGCGCGACGAGCTTTTTTTGCCCTTTCTGTATTAGGTACAAATTGCTTACCTTCTCTAGAACCACGTTTTTTCTTATCATCTGTGTTCTTCCGTTCTTCTGGTGATAAATTAGCCCACGCTTTTTCTGGTAAATACCGTTCCGTACTTTTTTGACCGGGCTCAATTGCTTTGTCTGTCATCATTTGTTTTTATTTTCGTAGTTTTCGCGTGTCATCCACTTCTGTTCACCCCAACGTTTTAGGGATTTTTGTCCTTCTGTTTGTTCTCCTCTGTAGCCACCTCCTCTTTGTTTATATGCTTGCGCCAGTAATTGTGCTTTTCGGGCTGACCATTGTCCTGGTTTACCTCCTTTAGAACCGGATTTTATTCGATTCTTAAGTCGTTCCCTAAGTTCAGGTTTTGTATACGCCATGTAAATCGTTTTGTCTTGAGTTACGGCTTAACCCAACTGGAGGCAGTGGGTCGCTATGAGAGCGGTCAACCTCCCTCATATATGCTGGGTTGTTTAGTTGGAACCGTGGCTCCTCAATACCATTGTAAGATACTACGTATGGACAATGCATTATTTTCTCAGTGCGCTGCATGTTAAATGGGTCACTAAAACCTGCAGTAGTTAACGTACTGTCTCCATATAAATTACCGTAGGTAACGGGAAAGCTCGGTTCATAGCCAGGGACTTGAGCGAATCTCATTATTCAAAAGTAGATGGTGTATTAAAGGCCTGTCGTAACGCTGCAATTGGATCAATTTGAGACGTTACATTGCCAGTACTTGTTTTAGTAAAGTTCTTTGAAAGAAAATCAGTAAGGTAATCTTCACTAGACTTCGGCTGATTAGGCATACCAGGAACAAGAACAATCGTATTACCTGCTCCTTGCTGTGCGGTTTGAGGTTGTGCAGGTTGTGTTGTAGCAGGTAAAGATTGTCCTGAAGCGTAGCTAGTGGGAAGGGAGCTAGAAAGCTTACCTTCCGGCGTCTTATATCTACCAGTTGCAAGCCACTCTAATTGTTGTTCAGATATAGGAGCGTTTTTTGCTAACGCTAAATGCACGTGTTCGCTGTGACCAGGGTCACCGGGTCCAAGTGCTTCGGTAAAGGCACCTAACTTTTTAGCACGCCAAGACAGTTCCCCTGTACGTTGTTTCCAGCTCTTAGAAGGACCTCCTTCATAAGCAGGTGCCATGTCCGGCCTCCAGTCAGTAACATCAATTGCAGAGCCACCTGGGGTGTAATGGTAAGAACCTTTTGTATGTACATTGGAGACCCCTCCAAAAGCAGGATTTTCACCTATCTTTAATCCGTATTTCTGAAGAAACTTACCTACATCAACAATAGATTTTTCTGACATAATAGTAGATTGCTTAATTAAATTCTAATTTAATTGTCAAAATAATTAACCTTAAAAGCATCAGTCAATAGTTTCACTGGATCAATTTGACTAGATTTAGTAAGACCGGTTGAATCGACGGATTGTTTTTCTTTTATAAAATCATTAAGAAAGTCAGTTGGTGATTTGTCTCCGGTGTAAACAATAAATGTATTCCCTGTTTTAGATGTCCCGTCTGGAGTTGGGACCTTAGCCTGTGTAGCTTCTGATGGCTGAGGTGTTGGTAACTGCTGTGGAGTTAAGGCTGCTTTCTCTACTTGAGGTAAGAATTGTTTGTATGCACCAGAACTATATACAGACCAAGGTGTGAATTTATTCCCAACCTCAGAATAAACTTTCTGTGCAGCAGCTAAATTAGTAGCTGGATCAAAAAGTTGTTCATTTTTTTGTAAACCAAACTGCTTTAATCTTGCTGGTCCCATGGAACCAATCATATTTATTTGAGCAAGTCCGTAAGATTTATCACCAGTAGCCGCATTTGGATTGTACGCATCCGGCCTGCCACTGGACTCACCAAGAATAATTGCAGCCATGGTCTTGGCTTCTTTATCCTTAAACCCTGCTTTTTGAGCTAATTGTAAAAGCTGACTTGCGTTTAAGGCTGCCATTTTATTCTTAACCTCTCTAGCGGAAACTATTTGAAAGCATGAGCCTAGTACCAACAGAAACGTCAGCAGGGCCTGGAAGTGCTTGAATAAATTCAGCTCCTTCCCGATCAAATCGATACCTAGCCTGTTCAGGGTTTCGGTAATTGGGAACATAAAGATGTAGGGCTAATCGATCCGTCTCGTATATATAAATCGCCGTCCAAGTTTTAAGTGTTTCTCTAAAATCAGAAGTAGCAATTGTACGATCTACGTCGCCTGCAATACTTTCAATACGATTACGCGGAATAGTATTGTTATTAACACTACCAGTCATGTCGGTACGTTTTTCTGCTTGATCGCACCTACCTACTTGTTCGACAATTTTTGAATACCAGAACGAATCTGGGATGTTGTTGACAGCTTCCTCAAGACGTGCCTGATCACCAGCAGGGACGCTTGTAGTGTTATATCCCAAGTGCCAGCGGACTTTTGATTTGAGGAAGCTATCGAGTTGCATTACTCAACGCGGATAAGATTTTCTTTAAAGATTTCGTCCCAGTCAACCCGTTTGATGGACTTAAGTTGATCTAGTTTAACGAACTTTTCACCGGTCATTGAAGATTGTAAATCTTTAATGTCCCGTGCTGTTTTTAATCCTACTCCAGGTAATGCATCGGCGATCTGTCTTGCACTTGCAGTATTGATGTTAATCCTAACGTCAAGTGGAAATGTTTCTCGATTAGTTGCTTTTGCAGGTTTAACGCCTTCTTCTTCTAGTTGAGCAGCAAGACGTTCTTCTGTACGGATTTTTTCATTTGTAGCATCAAGATGTGGTACAAGGTCCTCTTCCGCTACGTACCAAACTTCATCTTGTGAATCGACACACATAAGGATTCCCTCCCCATGCTTAGAGACAACTTCAAGGAGGGAGCCGGTGGGCTTGTATTGATACAGCATTTAAAAAATGAAATGACAGCTATCAATACAATACCCACCTTAACCCTTATTGGCCAGTATCAAGTATCGTTGCCGCCTACCTGAGAAGCAAAGTCAATAAAACCTTGGATGTCATTCCAAGAAACAGCAGCTGCTGTGCGTAGGTAATTAACCCTGCACAACAAGTAACCTGCCTTACCAGCATCAGAATCAGCTGCGCTGATAAAGACACCAGCACCGTTAACAGTGGTTGCAGTAACACCAGTGGTGCTAAACACCTTGAAGGTAGTGTCTGCAGTCACCTTGTAGAGCATTGAGTCTGCAAGGTTAGCAGCAACAATACCTGCAGTAGTAACAGTGTTAAGGAAAGGAGCGATGCCTGTTGTACCACCACCTGTAACAGCTGCTGAACCTTGAGTAAATAGGTTAGAAGCAGCAGTTAGGTAAGAAGAAGCAGCAGCTAAACCGTTGGCCTGTGAACTAGGTATACCAAAAGGAACACCAGCGTTATTAGGGCCAAGGAAAAGAAGATCGCTAGTTGTTCCGCCGATGTCTGCAGTTACAGGAGACGCGGGGAATCCTACTACACCACCGGAAGGAATGTCCTGTGCTACGGCTACAGAAGCACCGTACACATAAGCTGGACGCAAAGTAGAAGCATTAACAACCAATGAAGTACGGTTATCGCGTACACGGTCGTCAACACGACGATCTGGTGAAGGGACAGTAATATCAAAGCTCTTGTAGCTTGCCCTATCGGCAACTAAATTGCTAATCTTTACATAACCAACCAGTTCATACGCTTCAATACCTGGCCAACCATAAACACCTTCTACGTTGAACGAAGAAAGGCGATTGATCTGAGCGCCGGGCTGGAGGATGTTTCCAGCATTTGATTTGTAAGTTGCCATTTGTTAGTACCTCTTATTCTCAAATAACGGTGAAAGCAGAGGTGATAAAGTCCTTGTTCAAATTAGCAAAACCAGCGTACAGTTGCCAGATCAAGATAATGAAACGGCTAAAGTCGTCGTTGTTGTTAATAAGAACTTGGGCGTTAGGGCCACCGATACCAACGCCTACTGCCTGAGGACCAAAGAAAAGGCCTGGGGGAGTGGTGTGAGTAATGGCACCGCTACCATCGCCAATATCACAAGTGATGGATTTTTCAGCAAAGTTGGTTGACTCGAAGAAGCGTACTCCTTCAAATACAAATCCGGTAGGCATCACGGGCTCACCAGCAACAAACATTGCTTGGCCATATTGACCGCCACCATAAATTGCCTGGTTAGGACCAGCAGCACCCATGAGGGGGTTGCCTTGACCCATACCTGGGTAACGGGCAATTTCACGGAAGCCTTGATCAGCACGCAGATCCTTCATGAAAGAAGGGTCAGCAATACAACGATAGTAACCGTCTTGGAATACAGGAACGTTACGCTTACGCAGTTGACGAACAACCTCTAGGAGGTCGGTCTTTACGTTAAACTTGTAACGCTCAGAAGCGTATTCGGTAGCACTATAAGAGCTAAGTACAGTAGAAGAAGACTTGGCTTTACCATTGGGGTAGTAGTAACCACCCTGTGTGTCGCCAGATGCACCACGGGATTCGGATTTTGCCATCTCATCAAGGAACACACGGTCCCTCCAGCGACGATAATCATCCAAAAGTGTCAACGAACCGATGGACTGGTGGAACATATTAAGGTTCCCGGAGTCCAAAAGAAGACGCTGAGCGGTCATCAGGGTCTCCCTAGCAATCTTAAAAGTGCTGGGAAGGTTTGTATTATTAGGGTCGGCAGGACCAGTGTACTCACGCAAAGAAACAAGAACCTTGTCTTTTACGATTGCACGACTGCTAGCAGTACCGATAGTTTGATCTTGGGTACGCTCGCGGCTGGTCTTTGTCCCAGGGTTGCCCCAGAAACGATAACGGTCCAGCTGCACAGTCTGTCCTGGCTGTTTAGTGAAGTCATGGACCACGACGGGCTCAGCCGCCATCTCCACGATATACGCTGGGTGAGGGCGGTACAGCTCCGCGCCCAACAGCTTGGGAAAGTCGTTATCGATAAACATAGTGGTTACTCAGCGTAAGGATTAGCTGAAACCTGAGGTTAATTACCTCAAAGTATCTGGAACATTTGCTCCATTAATAAAATTATAGCAAAGACTTACTTACCTCGATTATTAACCCATTGGACGGAATTGTGGATCGACTCCAGAGTAACCATCTACCATGTTTCCATAACGGTAAGCTGTAGGCGCCATTGCTCCCATCATGTGATAAGGATTAGTTGTTGGTGTTTGTAAAGCAATTTGCTGTGCTTGCACTTCTGGATTAATAAAACCCTGACCCTGTTGCTGAGACATTGCCATCATCTGTGCTGTGGCAGCCTGTTGCTGAGCAACTTGTTCTTGGGAGGATTTTTTTTGTGTGCTGCGTGCTTTAGCTTTTGTTTTAGCTTTCTTGGCTTTGTTGTGGTCCATTAGCGGCGACCTTTTTGTTGTGGTTGTTGAGTTACTTCTCCAAAAGGAAGCTGACCTGTTTGAGGCATATATGCTGAGATATATTGCTGTGCAGATGCAGTTGCCTGATCTTGGATTCTTTGTGAGGCACGCAAGTTATGCGCACCCATTAACCCATGTGTTGGTAGAGGTGATCCAAAAGTATTTAAATTTAAATATCCAGCTTGTAGATCCGGGGGCATTACTACACTTTGTGAGTGTGGGCTACCAATTTCAATAGCTTCTCCAGCCATTCGATGTAGTCCTTGCTCACGTTGGTAAGCAGTTGCCAATGCACCGGTAACCGCACCGGCTCCAAATCCAATTAACGCAGCGGATCCAACAGGACCGCCACTTGTTCCAATTGCAGCAATAAAATTAGCCGCACGTTTTCCTACTTTTTCCGTTGCTTGAACACCGCTCTTAACTGCTTCTCCAGCACTGGAAACAACGGATTGTACGTTCGGTGGCGCATTAAACATTTTATGTCTCTATATTTAATAAAAAAGGGGTAGCACTTACTACCCCATATTCTAAACTTAATAGATCAACTAATGATCATTCCATTACCAGAAGTTTCTGGCGGAATACATCAGGATTTTGTTGTGCTGCATTCAAATAGCGCCATGCATTAGCGGGGTCACGGTCAGCCAACGAACCAAAACTATTCCAGAAATCCGCTGGATTGCCTTGTGTTTGCTGAGGCTGGGGAGGAACTGGCATGTCAGGACGCTGATACTGAGGAGCAACAGCTGGGTTAACAAACTGTTGACCAACAGGCCTGCTATAAGAAACTGATTCATCGGGAACAGGGTAAGGACCATTTTCACCGAAGAACTCGCAAGTATAATCAGCGAGTACATCAGGATCTGTAAGAATTGTCTCGTAAGCTTTATGCTCAGCGGATAACTCTTTAAGAAGATTAACTGCGTGAATTAACTGGTTATTGGTAACAATAAGAGCGTCTTCAATTTTGCAAGAATAATCATTAAGGATTACTGGACAATCAGCACCGAAATGATCAATTACACTAAGACTTGCTTCGCTTACTCCGTTTGCTTGGAGCTGGTCCCTGGTTAGTTCCTGAGAAGTTTGGGAATAACCGTTGGAGTAACCCTGGTTGCTGTTGATCCCAGGCGTATAGGTCTGCGTCCCCGCGCTGCTGTACTGGGGAGCCACTTGGGAACTGTAGTTGGCCGGGGCGTACTGCGGACTCGTTTGAGACTGTTGACCCTGGAACGGGAATTGCACCGGCGAACTCAGGAGTCCTACTACCCTGTTGAATGCCTCCTTGTAAGGATTCTCCGACTGGGGCGATTGTGGGGACGCCTGGTAAGCTTGGGGGTACGACGCTGTAGGGCTGTATTGCGTCTGGGGGACGCCCATCTGGGCCTGCATTTGCGGTGCTGGGGCCGTTACCTGCTGGTAAGGCGCCACCCATTGGGACGTTGTTGAAACCGTTGGCGCGTAGGCTGCTGTTTGAGAAACTGGAGCCGCGTAGCTGATCGGTTGGGTCTGAGATACTTGGGGTGCCGATTGGGTCGGCATTGCGGTATCGGCCTGCATAGGTTACCTCTTTTTGTAGGCTTTCGAGAGTTCGGTAAAGGAACGGTGTAAGATCAAGACGTGGGTCCGCAGCCATCGGTATATCCGGCTGCTGCGGATGCGGGGTCCTCATTTGCTGGTTAACCAGGTCAATGAAAGTAGACATCGCCCTCTGTACTTCACCCACCATGCGGAACGGGAAACCGGAGAGCATGCCTGCGATTTCGTCGTCCGTTTTTGAAGGGAACAAATACTTCAGTGCTTCAATGCTATCAACACCTAATTCCTGTAGGTTACGTGTAAAGATAGATTGGTTAAGTTTATCTTGAGCGGTGTCTTCATAAACAGGACCCATCCAGCGCCAACAAACGGTTCTATCGCCATCTGGAGCAAGACCTAAAACCCCTGGCGGTATTGTTTTTGTTTGTATTGCGTTATCAATTGCAGCTTGTAAACCCTGTTCATACTTAGCTTTTGCTTTCTCATACTTTGCTTCAAGTTTTGGATCTTCTGAGTCTTCAGGTGGATCTGGATATTTTAAGCCGGAACTAAAAGCAAGTGTTTTCCTAAATATTTGTTCTTCTTGAAAAATCATTAACTCAAAACATTTACAAATTCCGTATGTATAAATTTGCAAACATTTTTTCTTAGCTGTAGCACTTACGCGACCGTAAGCTGATTTAATTTCAGTTGCAGTTACATTTGTAATACTTAAGTCATCAATTCCTCCAAGGGCTAAACGTATCTCGGAGCGTAACTGTTCTGCGTATCTTGCTTGATCGGTGCTTATTGCATTGGGGGTAATAAAACCAACGCGGTCCGTAGGCTCAAGGTTTGCAATAACACGTGGCACTCTCATCCCAGTACCGGGTCGTCCAATATATCCAGGGGCTTGTCTGGTTACATTATCTTGGCGATAAGTAGAACTTGAAAGCGGAAAGTCAGATTGGAACCCAGACTGGCTTGCAATACTTGGTCTTTGAGAAACATCTCCATCTTTTTGCTCAATAATATCTTGCTTAGGACGGGAAGAAAGTAAAGTTGGGTTCCCAAAGAAAGAAAGATTAGCCCTAATATTTTTTACCATCTCATCGTGGGCAATAATTTGATTGCTTAGCCACTCAAATTCACCACTACCCTCTGTCCCAAAAGCATCTGGATTATTGAAAACTTCAACACAAGGAATGAATTGCATTGTGTTTATAACTGTCTTCTTTCCTAACGTTGCAAACTCTAATGTTGAATCAAAATTTAATTCTTGCTCGCTATGATACTCTTCAATTTCAGTCGCTGTAATTCTTAATCTCATGTAGCGTTTATCTGTTGATAAACCTACTCCAGAAAAACCACGATTTGATTTTACTTTATAAGGATAGATAATTATTACTTCTTCTAGTTCGCCGTCGGAACTATAATATGAACGGTAAGCATCTTTATCAAACCAATATAAACGATAAGTTTTTTTTGTAGGCCTTATATAAAATAAACCTTTTCCAAATGCAAGAAACCGATCCCAAATGGAATCCAACCTTGCATCAAGTTTATTAAACCGAATTACTTGTTGAACAAAATCAAATCGCTGTGTACCGAAATTATCCTGGTCAGGATAAAATTCCACGCCTTGACGAATCCCAAACATTTTCATTTGGGCAAGGTGTGCATTCACCAGCATGGTGTCCGCAGAGCCACCTCCGTCTCGACTGACAACGGATTTGAGGATAGAATCTAACGCTGACTTGCTATCGCTCATTTTTGAAAAATACCTGTTTTTCTATTATGCCTCAATTTTGTAACCAGCATGCAATCTTTTGAATGTAATCACATCGTCCTCTACCTCGACATCAAATTGTTCCCCAGGGATGAGGGACATGTCGTGACAAAGTTCGTCGGGAAGTGGGAGCAGGGCGGAGCCGTAAGCGTCCTGTTCAAGCTCGATGACGTAATAGCCGGTAGACATTTTTGAGTGTTTGTATAAGTTTAAGTTGCGTCAATACTCTAGCTCTAGTTTTCCTCTGGTCATTAAACCATTACAAAGCCAAATTAAAGCATCAACACAATCATCGTGGGAACTGACACCAAAATTTACGATCTCATCGGTTAAGGCCATAAATTTACGGTACCTGTTAAAGATTAGCTTACGTTGTTCAAATAAACCCATGATTCCCCTAAAACGTGCTACTTTGTCTCCGCGAAATCCTTTGACAGGATGCCAATTAATATTGTAAAGTCCATGATCACCTTGACAGATTCTTCTGAAATCAGCTTCTAAAGATGCTTGATAAGCTACAGCTTCAGACCATACATCAATAGTGTTTCCAGTCGGATGATAATCTTTCCCATCTTTGTGAACAACTCCCCACTCATACATCATTTCCATTAATGCTTCTAATTTTTCTAAGTTACCCATAATCCTGATTCGTTTGCAATCAATAATATGAATTTTGTCACCAACTCTTCCACCCATAACAAAAACAGTATAGTCATTTCGTTCTTTTATTCCAGCAGACAAATCAACGCCAATGCCTAACGCATCAAACTGAGTGGAAATTTGACCCTTAACAATTAAATCTGGAGATACAGATAGTTCACTTGTTTGTACAATTTGGTTTTGATACTGAAAACTAAAACTTATAGGAGCCTGACGACGACGATCTTGTAAATACTCAAGTGACCACATCTCTGGCCAATAAGAAACCTCTTCTCCTTGATCATCTACCGTTATTGCGGATTGAACAATTTGAACCCAATCATTACCAGGTGTAAAAGTACTGGCATGAACATCGTCATGACGGAACCTAGTACCAAGGCAAATTGCACGCCCACCTTCAAACATTGTAGGAGTAATAACTGAGTTCCAGTTATCTTCCATTGCTACTCGTATATCTCTGTTCTTAATGTCGTCAGAGCTCTTAATCGGGTCATCTATTATACATAGATGGCTACGTTTTGATGTAACGGCACCTTTTAGGCCAGCGCAGCAAAGAGTAAATTCTTCTTCACCGGTAGATCTGATGCCAGCAAACTTCCAATCAATACTCCAGTATTCGTTACTATTAATTCCTTTGGCAATTTTTACCATTGGGAATACTTCTTTATATGTTTTACTTTCTTCTATGATTCTTTTAATAGCAGCACTTTTTGGCCTGGCTACATCAACAGTATAAGAAATGTAAAGAATTTTTAATGGCTTCTTGTTTAAAGCATGTACACCAATTGTCCATGCTGTAAATAAACCTAAAATTGTACTTTTTGCGCTACCCCTAGGACCTAGTATATCTACATTTGGGCCAGCAATATTAATTAAACATTCTGAGCTATTTCCAGTACATAAGTGCTGGTGCCAAAGAAGGTGGTGTGTCGCTGGTGGTTTGTCTCCAACTACTGTGCAAAAATAAGCAAAATCTTTTCTTGCCAGCTCAATGTCAATGTTGGAACTTTTTTTTACTATCTGTTGTTTTGCTGCAGCACGTGCGGTCCTTCGGTAAACGGAATAAAGTGATGTGCCTGCCATGCCATCAGCTTAAGGCACTAAACTTTAAGATTCTTCTGCCAATATTTTTGTCCATACCCCCATGGACGCTTCTTGAAGCGGTCCTTCAATAGGGTCGTCACGGAAGATTGATAGCATTTCCCGTAAAGCGCGATCTGCACCGGCAAGAATCAACCCTTGTTTATCTGTTAAAACTTTCTCATCATTTAATTGTTTTATTGAACCGCGTAATTCTTTTTGCAACATAGCAATCCTTGCTGTCCCCATATCTTGTTTAACCATTCCAAGATCAATTGCATCACGTAACTTTGAAATGTCTAACTGCATTAACTCAATTTCTTCTTCTAATATGGCATTAAAATTTTTCTTTGAATGTATTTCTTGCGCCCATTCATTACACTCAACTATGCTTCCAGTAAAACCTAGAAACCTTGCATAAAGATACATTTGTATCGGTGATAGCGTTTTTTTGCAAAACGCATGAAAAGATTCTCTTTCCTTTTCTGTTAACTCTTTAATCCAAGTAATCATGTTCGATACTGATTTTGAGCTTGTTCATAATCTCTATTTTCTGCGTAACGCCTATACATTTCTTTCTGTAAATCAGAAGCTCGTTGTTCCGTTGCTGATTTACCAATTGTTTCTCTTTCTTCTTCTCCTGAAGTTTTAATTCCTAAACGTTGTTCTAGGCCGCTGGTTTGAACAGTAGAACGTGTTTCAGAACCGGTTTCTCTAATTCCAGAACGTTCTTCTATTCCCCTAACTTTAGTTAGTGATTCTTCGCCAGCATAACGTTCCTTTTGTGTTGAACGTTCTTCTTTACCAGTTTCTTGAATTCCTAAACGTTGTTGAGAACCTGATTCTTGAATTCCTAGACGTTGTTGAGCGCCTGAGGTTTCAATTCCTAAACGTTCTTGCTCACCTTTTGCACCTACTGTTGCACGTTCTTCTTCACCTTGCTTTCCTATTGTCATCCGCTGTTCGCCAGCAGAGGACTGTTCTCTCCTAATATCTTGATTAGTAAAGAATTCGTTTTGACTGCGATCTATTTCTGCACCAAACTCTGCATTTGAACGTGCTTGTGCATTGGCAATCTCATCCAACCGTACTTGAGTCTCATAAGACTGTGAGGGTACATCAGTGGTTGTTGGAGGAGGAGGCGGCGGCGAGTAAATAACTGTTGGCGATTTTGATTGTTGGTTTGAAGATCCCATGATTAAATTTTTATTAAAAAACTAGTTTAATAAAAAGCTGTTCAATTAACTTGAAAAGCTCTTTCCAGTATAACCAAGTTTTGCTTGTTGTTTCGCTGATGTATTAAGTGATGCTATTCCTAAATCCTCAAGGTACTTAGCTTGCGCCGCACTGGTAAGTTGATTCTGTTTGGCTGTCATAATATCCTGTGCTGTAGTAGGTAAGCCTTGTTTATAAGCAGCCCATTCTTTACTGGCACTTAAAGCACGTTGTGTTGCTTCATTAGCAGCAGCACTTAAAAAAGGATAGGTTCTTTCTAACTGCTGTTGCGTTAAATCACTTTGAAAAGCTGCTGCCTCGTTTCTTTCGGCCCTATTGTAAGGACCCATAATTTGTTGATATTGAATAGCTGCCATCTGGGCTGGAGATAAATCAGGTACTGCGTTAACCGTTGGATTAACTTGTTGTCCTGTTGCTGCACCAAACGTTGGCGCCTGGTAACCTGCCGGAACAAACTCTGACAAAAGAGATTGGTAATCTGTTTTATCAGTTGAAAATCCAGGTACGGCTTCAGAAGATTTAATACCCGTGTAATATGACTGAGCCGGATCGTCCCGTCTACCGGTTTTAAAATTCAACCCTAAGGAAGCAAACCTTGTAGGTGTATTTAAAAAATCAAATGGTGTATTAGCCATGATTACTGATATTGATATTGAGAAGCTAATGCATTACCAAGTGTATTTGCAGCATTGATTCCTATGGTTTGTGCAGTTTGTTGACCACGTTCTATCATGTTAGCGGCAGTAGAAATATTTTGGCGAATTTGTGCTGCAGCTAATTGACGTTGCATTTCGTCTTTTTTGGCCTGACTTAGTTGAGGATACATAGTATTAAATTGTTTTTGCAAACCTTTCATTTGAACATCTTGCGCCAGTTCCTCGACAGTTCTTGCAGTTAACCCCGTTCCGTAAAAAGCGTCATATAAATCCATTGGTCGGTTTTTATCTTGTAGTCCTTGTGGTAATGCTGCAACATTAGGCATACCTGGGACAGGTTGCATTCCGCGTACACCTGCAGTAACAGCACCGGCACCCTGTGTTCCAAGTTGTCCGATTGAGCCAGCAAGTGGAGCAAGTAAACTACCTGCAGCAAGTTGTGTGCCAATGTTAGTTGCGCCACCTAAAAAGCCAGGTGCCTGCGCTAACAACTCAGGGGATACTCCTTTACTAACTAAAGATTGTCCAATACCTCCAGGAACGAGGGGCATTGCTAACTTCTGTCCAGCAAAACGAGTAACCGCGCCACCAGCAAGACCACCTAAGCCTCCTGTAGCACCACCTAGTAGGCCTCCAGTGGCTGCGCTTGCAAGTGTGCGTCCTAAGTCACCGCCACTTCTTTGATAACCTTGAACACCGCCGACAAGAGCACCGAGTCCGGCGCTACCGAGTATTAGTGGCAACATAATCTAAATCCTTTTGATTACTATTTTAAATTAGGTAATTTCTAAACTATTAAGAATATTATCAAAAGAAGCTGCCAGCAACATTGCCAACTTTTCCGCCAATCTTTTCTCCTAATACAGCACCACCGGCACCGCCTAGCGCAAAACCAAGCCCCATACCAGCTAAAGAACCAATATCACCACCAACTCCTGGGCTACCTTGTTGTCCTTGTATAACAACAGGGCTGTGTGTTTGCGGGTAAACAACACCGAGGTTTTCTAAGATTTGTCCAGAGCCACCTGTAGAAGGTTGGCCACCGTAAACCCCTCTTGGCGCATTTAACTGATTACTGTAACGATTTCTGTTTTGTTCTTTATTCAATGAATCCCAGATTTCCCCAGCAAAACGTTTTTTAGGTTCAGCTACTCCAAATTTATTCCAATCTATAGGTTCCTGTTCGTAATCACTTCTTTCGTACTTAGGAATAGTCCAATTATTAATTACATCCTGATCATTTTGACTCATAGAGCCGCGTGTATCGTTATAATCACCATAAAAAGACTTGTTAGGGTCTAAATTATTTTCAGTGTTAAAACTTCCGCTTGTACCTAAATTAAAACCGTAAGCCATGATTTATTTTACGTAGGGAATAAGTTGTTGCCAACTTTGAGCTTGTGGCAAACCTAGAGCACTGCTTGCTTGCTCAAGAGAACCATGCCTTTGCTTTAAATATTCTACAGGGTTATCTTTTTTAATCCTATTTTCTGCTGCTTTTTGAAGTACTTTTTTTGTTGCTGCTCCAACTGCAGCAGCGGTTCCTAAACCAATAGCTGCAATTCCGGCTGTTGTAAGAGAAGAAGGTGAGTATGTACGTGCAGCGCCAGTCTGTACTTGTCCTGTAATTGGATTTGTTGTTGGACCTGATCTAGATAAATCTATAGAAGAACGTGCATATTTTGTTTTAATTGGTAAGGCCGCATAAGCTGCAGAGGCAGCTCCAAGTCCGGCTGCTGTACCAAGAGCTCCACTTAAAGTAACAGGCATTCCTTTAAGTCTAATTTCAGGATCATTCAACCCTTTTGCACTACCGCGAACCAATCCTCCAATAGTAGTAAAAGATTGACCTTCTGGATCAATACCAATTAACTTACCTGGCTCCGGTTTTGAATGTTCGTATCGACGATATTGAGTATATGTAGAAGGTGCTACATCTGGACGTTCTTTTTTAAATTCTTGATAAGGAAGGATTTGACTGGTTTGTCCTAAGCCGTATCGTAAAGCTATTTCTAATGGTATTGATTGTGGAGTTCTACCTGTAGGATCTTTTTCTTTTGAAGTAGGTGCAACAGCTTTGTATCCTTTGGGACGCATACCCTGAGAAAGGGGTCCTGTGCGGCCACTAAGTCCAAGTAAAACGGCGGGTGCGCCTATTGTAAGAACCGCTCCTGTGACAGGATCCATTCCAGCAGCAGATGAAACTGCTTTTCCAATTTCACCAGCCATCCTTGGAATATTTGTATATTTCCAAATCTCTTTGCGAGACTGGTCTGTAAGAACGTCACCAACTGCAGAAGCTACAAAAGCTTCTGGTGCTGTTCTTAATTCAGCTATATTTTTTACTGCAGGGCCAGAAGCAGATCCATAGCCATATTTACTTTTATAAACAATATGACGTAACTCATCAGCAGCAGAGTTTACAAACTGTTGAATATTTGCAAGACTGTTTGTTAAATAATTTTTATTAGGATCAAGATTCATTACCTTAGTAAGAAACGTTAGGTGTCATGATATTGTAAGCAGTTTGCAAGTCTGCACTTGGATTTCTGTGTACAATTTCAGTAGGTGCATGATAATTTTTAGCTAATGCCAAATTAATTTCATTGTTATATCTTTGTTGTTCTAACTCTGCATGCATTTGTTGCATCTGCATTAATTCGTGAGAATTACTATGTTCTTGATTATGTGTCTCGGGAATAATTGCATTTGTAATTGCATAAGCTGCAGGTGAAGCTACCATCTGACTACCGGTTTGAGCTGCCCATTCTGGAATTCCGAGTGTCTGCATTCCTCCAGCTAACGGTGTTGCTATTGCTGCGTGAACTCCAGTGTTAAGAAGAGATTGAGGGATATTATATTCTGGACGCTTACCCATTAAACGTGGTACAACTTGTTGAGCAGCAGTGTTAATAGCGGTTTCAGCAAGCACGCGCTTACCTATTCCTTTAATAGTATTTGGGTCACTAAAAAAATTTTGTAATGCTGTTCCAGCTAAACGGATTGGTTCTGAGTAATTCATGTAGTTGCTACTCCCCCTGCACCTGGGAATTTACCTGATACTACATTACTATCCCTTAAGTCTTCCATTGGTTTTTTAGTTCTAAATTGATCTACAGAAGAAGAAGTTATTGCACGATCTTCTTCAATTAAACCCCTAGAAATTCCTGTTGAATATTTAGATACAAAGTCATTGGCTAATGTTTGATCATCAGGATTAGCAAAATAAGGAGCACCATCTGCATCATCGTATTTTTGTTGCGATAAGTTTGCAGTCTTACCGGGAAAAATACCTTGTGAATAAAAAGTTTTACTATCAGGATTTAATTTATACCTAGCAATAAAATCATTTTTAAATGAATTTGGATCTGATGAAGATTTTGGGTTAGGGCCTAAAATCCCTACATCAGGAGATTTACCTGCTCGTCTGGCTTGATCTGCAGGTCCAGTATAATCTTGACTATATGGTGCTTGCATTTTATTATTTGTTTTTAGATTGTTTGTGTTTACGTAACTTACTTAAAGTTTTTGCCAAGTTAGCTTGCTTAACTGTTGTCTTGTCATATTCATCTGGATTTGCTGTTACTTTAGCGGTTAATTCTTTAACAGAAATACCACGTTCTTCAGCTTTTTTTGTAAAGGCGCCTGGGTGTTTAATTGCTCCTTGAATCCAATTTTTATCTTTATTCATTACTAAAATAAAAGAAGTTTACGCGCATAATCAAGTCCAGATGCTTTAGAGGTTAATCCGTTTACCACTTCAGTAATTTGTTTGGCTGCTAAGATCTGGGGTACTTCATATAAAGATTTGGAATATTGACGAACTTTGTCAGCAGCTTTTTGTGGTAACCAACGCTCAGCAATAATAATTGAAAGTTTCTTAACTTCTTTATCTGTTAGTTCACCATCAGCAACTGCTTCTATTGTTAGTCCTATTGCTTTATCAATATCTGATCCGTACCACTTAGATAGGTTTTTATCTAGAATTGGATCTATAACGTCGTATGTTTTTTTGATTATAGGGCCGTACTTAAGAAGATAAGAAACGGTTTTAATTTTATTAAATTTAGACACTGCATACGTAACGATAGCGCCAGCCAGAATGAAACAGCCTGGGATAAGAATCGGTTCTAGGAAGGTCATGTTAGTTCTAATTTTTCCTTATTCTAGCTTAATATGGGTTAAGTTTAGTACCTAAGCCAAGTCCTTTCATAGCTTGTGAAACTGATTCAGCTGAAGGGCCTGGGAGTGCTACTGGAACTTGACTGGTGTCTGATCTAATAATACCCCTGGAACGTGAACGTCCGGCAAGTTTACCAAAATTCTCAAGTCCTATTTGAGCTGTAGAAGTGTTTCGTGCAACGCCCATTAAAGTATTCAATGCTCCATGAGATAACTCTGGATCACTGGCTGCAGTTAAATTAATGCCTGATTGCTGTAGAACATCATTAAATTTTGCAGCCATCATTGGATATACTGATTCACTTATCCCTCTTGTATTTATAAGCTTATTGGCAGCATCAATAAAAGCTGGATTTGTATTTTCCATAACCTGACCAGAGTTTGTAATGATATCGGGATTAGGCAGCTCAATGCCATGGTGTGCTGCATGTTGTTGTACAACATCTGCAAACACTTTATGTGCTTGTGCGCCAGTGCGTCTTTTAAATTCATTAGTAGTCATCGGTATTATTCCGCTTTCTGTTTTTAAATGCAATACTTGACTTGAGCTTTGTGGACTAAGTAAAGAATTAAACATGCGAACCTTCTGAGGGTTAGTGGCTGATTTATATGTAGCTGCTGCTATCTCAGGATTCACGTCAGTTGTTTGTCCAGTAAAACCTGCATACTCAATTCTTCCTTCAGCAAGAGCTTCTTTATCTAATGCGCTTACATTACGCATGGTTCTACCGCCAGCGGTTGAAATTACTGCATTAGGGTCTGCTGTTTCTTGGCTTACTCCAGGTACGTAATCACCGCCAAGTGTTGCACGGGAGGCACTTTGACGCCCTTGTTTTGTTAGACCGGCTACGTTCTCTTCTGTAAACCGCTCAAGAAAATCTTTTGAAGTAGCTCCTCTTATTTCACCTGTTCCAACTTGCATTGTGCGTCCAGTTTGAACTTGACCAGGATCAAATGTTTGAGAACCGATTGCAAGATAATCTGTTGGGGTAAAAGCTTTTTGTACTGCAGATGATAGTTCACCACCACGAAGAGCAGCTTGTGCATTTTCTGGTGTAATCCGTTCTCCAGTTTTAGCATAAACTTCAGCAACAAGGTTTGCAGCGTTTAGTTCTTCAGGAGAAGCGTTACGTACTGGACGTGGGCCACGTGCATACCAGGGGTCGGGAACTTTACCTTTTATTGTTTGAAGAGGAGCATTAAAAGATTCTGTAGATTTACTAGCTGGTGTGTACTCTCCGGTCCAGGGGTCTGCACTTTTTGTTAACCCGGCTACAAATAAATCTACTTCATCTGTTAACGATGGGTTAAGAGCTGAAGTTTGTTGTGATGTAGTTGATGGTATTGTTTCTGGCAACTCAACACTTGATAAAGATCTAATTCGTTCTGATAGACCTTGTTGTTCAAGTCCTGGTAAATTTGGCAGTGGGGGATCAGTGCTTTCTACACCGTACTTTATATCAGAAAACGACATACCTGATTTTAATTTGCGTGCAACATTCGCAAGACGTGTTGCTGCTTCTCTTCTTTGATGTTGTGCAACAATATCTCCTGTCTGGCTTGGTGCAAATGTTTGGCTTGATGTAATTACCTCACTTTCTGTAACTGGTTTAATATTTAAAAGCTCTCGTTCTGTTGAACCAACGGGAGAGTTTTTTGCAATTTGTATTTCTTGTGTAGCTACCGGAACATCCGCCTGGTTATAACGTTGTGCTGTTGTTGGAGGAGTTACATCACCAGAATTACGTATTGTATCTGGATCAATACCACGGTCTGCCCCTATTCCCCCTAAGAAACTGGAAACACGGTTGCTAATATTTTGAGCGCCCTGTTTAACTGTTGTTGCAGCATTTTGAACCGTTTGTCTTCCTTCTGGTGTAGAAGCAAGAGCAACTCCACCTGCAACAAGTCCAGCACCAAGGGCGGCACGACCAATATTACGTACTAAATCGTATTGTTTAGATGTATCTTCAATGCGTTCTGCGTCTTGATTAGTATTATGTTCTCC